CTACAATGTCTGACAATAGTGGATGGGAAACTTATTCAAAGCTAGTTTTGCAACAATTGGAAACTCTAGCTAGCGGTATAGAAGGCTTAAGAGGCGAACTTCAAGACATGAAGGAGCAGCTGACTGAACTAAAAGCTAAGGAAGATAGAGTTCAAGATATAAAAGCATGGAAAGAAAAAATGGACGATATTGCCAGCCCTCCGCAGCTTAAAGAGGCACTTGTAGATATTCAAGAATTAAAAGAATTCAAAACTCGATCGATGACTATTTTTATGGTTGTTCAAGCAGCAATGGGTTTGGCATTGGCTTTGGGCTTAGAATTATTTTAAATATTGACAAAATATACAAAAGTGTTATATAATCATTATGTATAAATTTAAAATTGGAGATTTAGTGGGAATAGAACACCCACAAAAACCAAAAGCTGCGATTAAGACAGGCATAGTAGTTGATACCACCGAGTACAATGTTATGATACAATGGTTTTCATATGACAAATCTTTTTTTATGGAAAAAGAAGGTGAAATTTTTAAAGAATTGAACAAATCATATCTTTTATCAAAACAGTCTTATCATCGATTAAATGAGAAGGCGTCTTTGTTTTTGCTAAACTCTAGTTAAAATATGAGTTATGATAAAGAAGAGGCATCTAGGAAAATAAAACTTGCCATTAAACAAATTAATGGATTACCAGATGAAGTAGATGAAGATGGGAACGAAATTGAACTAATCCCAGAGATTGCAATTGGCAGTACACGTGGTTCAAAATATATTCACTGCTATTCGCCTGGGAAAAAAAGATTTATTAAAATTTCAGCTGGACAAAAAGGTTATGTAATAGACGAGATGAAGGGAAATAACGAAAAGTATCTTGTTTACACATATGACGGACATTTGGTTGAAATTTTAATTAAGGAAATAATTTTTACAGGATTTGATTGATAATGTTATTTAAATTTGGAAAATTTTGGAAATCATTAATATTGCTATCATCAACGTGGGCGTTATATCTTTTTTTTGATTTTGAATTTGTAGTCATAACTCTTCTAGCTTTTATATTAATATCCAAATTAGATGATAATGATTTTTTGCTATAAAACTACTATTTAGAAGGTGGGCAAAAAGAAGAGAAGATATTTTAAAACCTCTGGTGATGGTGTCTCAAAATCAATTAGAGGATATATGGTAAAGTGGCTAGATAACGAAAGTGAGTCGTTTTCTCACATAAAAAATGCTGGGCCGTTTTCTGACGTCGATGAGGCTTGCGAGCTTCTTCACGATAACCTTAGATCTGGCAAGTGTAGCTGGATGGTAAGTTATGAGTAACGAAAAAGAGCCATTCGGTAATTTAATCCTAAAAGATTTTGAAATAGGTGATATGGTAGAATGGACTAAATGGGATTCATCAGAAAAAAAATGGATAAGCAATTACGGTATTTTAATAAAAATTGAAAATAAAATAAAATCAAACCGGATGGTTTCTGTATCTACCGTAAAACCAATAAATGAGCCGCATGAGTTTTTAGAATTGTTTACAATTAGTTTGCAGCCAGTAGACAATCTCCTGAGATTTTGATATGTGTGGTTTATATTATTTTTAAAACTATTTAGAACTGCAGGATTAATAATGGAAAACTATTCTAACGTTTTGAAATCTTTGGTTGGAAAATTCATGCCTTTCGCACAATCACGCATGGGCTTCAGTCATCCACCTAGATTATTTATACGCAATGATGCCAAAAATGCACAAAACCCACTTGGAAAAACTGCATACTATGATCCAGAAAAAGAGTCAATAACTCTTTTTATTACAGGCAGACATCTTAAAGATGTAATGCGTTCTTTATCGCATGAATTAGTTCACCATACACAGAATTGTCGCGGGGATCTGAGTAATACTTCAACTGAACCGGGATATGCCCAAAACGACGAGCACATGAGAGAAATGGAGCGTGAAGCTTATGAAGTTGGAAATATGTGCTTCAGAGATTGGGAAGATGGTATAAAAAATACTATTTATTACGAACATCTAGAAAAAGGAGAAAATAAGATGTCTACAAAAGATTGGAAAAACAAAGAAATTACTCAACTTCTTTCGGAAGCTTGGGGCTTTAAATTTAACACTCTCGATGAGTTCAATGAGTTCAACGGAAAGGGTGAACTTCAAGCAGAAGCAGAGGAAGAAGAATTAGAAGAAGCCGAAGATCACGACGACGAAGAGAAGAAAGTTGATGAAGCAAAAGTTGATGAAGACGAGGAAGTCGTTGAAGAATCAGAAGAAACCGTTGAAGAGAATGAAGATGTTGTCGAAGAAGGCGTTTTCTCACCTAACCATTATTGCGTGCACCACGGCGGAGTTTCAAGAAATGGTTCTGTTGAAATGGCTGAGGCTGTCGGACACAACTTCAATGAAGAGCTTGGCAAGGTTACACACTATGACATGAAATTTGAAGATGGTACGATTATGGAAGGTGTTCCGTTTGAGGACATTCAAGTCACCAACGCTAGCTTAGCCGAGGGTCATGGACACCCTGTTGGTAAGCGTGATGATGACGAGGAAGAAGATTTGGATGAGTCCAACAAAGACGCTGACGCCTTACGTGAGGCGATCCGAGCAGTATTGCTTAAGCACCTTAAGGGCTAAAAACCATGTCAGGTAAGTACAAAAGTTGAACTTAAAAAGTCAAGAAACAAGTTTATCAAAAAACTATTATTAACACAAAAGGAACACACCATGTCATTAGATTCACAATGGCGAGATTTTCTTAACGAGAGTCTTGATGAGAAAAACATCTTTACCTATATTCAGGGACTCCAAGAGATAATTTCCAATCTAAATCCAAAGACATTAACTGAAAAAAGGAGACTTCAACTTGCGAAGACTCATTTGCGCGAAGTTAAGAGATGTGCCAGAAAAATGGAAAATGATATGGGTGTACTTCAAGAAAAGCTTAGTATTCTTGAAGAATCTCAAGGAGTGGAATAATGGGCGGTGTTGCCGGGCATATGGCACACTTATCGGAGGATTTATCTTTAACCTTCGATGAGATTGTGTCTATTCTCGGCAAAGTTGCAAATGCAGATATTAAAAATGCAACTGAAAAAGTTGATGGACAAAATCTGTTTCTGACAGTTGACGATAGCGGAGAAGTAAAAACTGCTCGTAATAGTGGTGATGTGAAAAAAGGTGGTATGACTACCGAAGAATACGTCAGCAAGTGGAAAGGACACCCAGCAGAAAATGCGTTTACGAACGGTTTCAAGGCGATCTCAGCGGCTTTACGCAAACTTAGCCCCGAGGACTTAGATGCCATCTTTGCAGGCGGTGACAGGTACGTTAACATGGAAATAATGTATCCTAAAAATCCAAATATTATTCTCTACTCGACACCAAACGTTGTTCTACATGGATTACAGTATTTTGGAGACAAAGAGGAAACTCAAGATGATCGTATTCTTACAAGACAAAAGTTTGCTAAATTGTCCGGACTTGTTGATGGAGCCTCAGAAAAAATTGGCAAAGAAGAATGGGCTATTAACGGTCCTAAGATAGTATCTCTCAAGAAACTAGCGGACGGAAAAGCACTTGAAGAAGTAACATCTAAAATACAAGCTTTTGCTGAACCAGTTGG